AGTAACATTCTAAACCCTTTATCTGCTGTCATTGTTTCACCAAAGTTTACATCCTCAAGCAATCTTGTTAGATCTCCTAGTCTTACGTTTGAGTTTACTACACCTAATTGTAATAACTCTTCATATAAATCGTTTTGTTGTCTCGTGCCTTTTAATGGTGTTTGTAATGCTTGATAAGCTTGTTTAATAGCTTGACCATCAGGTATGATACCATTTGCTGTTGCAAAGAAACTAGCACTAACAAAGTTTCTCATGTGTGTAACTGGTGATAGAATTGTTTTAGCTACCTGTGATAAACCTTTTGGATATAAAACTAAACTTTGATATAGCTGACCTAACATTCCCGGGTCCTGTTGCTTCATTCCTGTATCATATAATGCTTTAGCAACACCAGGTCTTGCAAAGAATTGTGACTCTCCAAAAGGATTTGTTGCACCCATAGCAATATTATTTTTATCTAATACTTCTTTCTTAACACCTTTACCTGCATCAATAGTTAATCGTTTAGCAGGATCGATAACCTCTACCAGTTGATAGTCTGTGCCAAATAGTTCTCTGGCTTCATCCTCACCTCTAGCTAAGAAAGGTTTTGTTGTGCTTTGTCCTGATCTATATAGTTCTGCAACCTCATCATTCTTTTTTAATAGATCTCTGTAGAACATATTACGTCTTGTAAGCATAGATAGTTTTGCAGTAGCACCTATGATTGTCTGCATAGGGTTTCTTTGTTTACCAAACAACTCTTCAAACACTTCTCTGTCTGCTTTAGATTTTATCTCACCAATGGATACAAGTGGCTGTGCAGTTCTTCTTTGTAGTGTTTCATCTAATACTGTTCTATTGACAAAAAAGTCTGGTACTTTAAATATAACATCAGAAGGTTTATCTAATCTAAAACCTTTAGGGAGGTTAGGATCTTTCAATGCATTGGATACTATCTGTTCTGCTTGCAAATCTGTTATTGGTCTTCCTGCTTCTTCAGCACTTTGCTTAAATACTGTCTTTGCTCTTTCAATTGCTTCTCTTGTAGGTGTGTATGCAAAGAAAGGTAATATACTTTTGTTTTGAAATATATCGTATGTTGCACCAATATAATTTTTAAATTTACCACCAAATAATTTTTTAAATTCTGTAATTTCATTCTTACCTAATGTTCTTCCTAAATTAGAAAACAGGTCAGCCCATTTATCCCTGATAGTTGTAAGGCTACCAAATATAGTTCCTATAGTATCTTCATCAACATTTAATCCTTGTAACTTTTTAAGTAATGCTTCTTTTTTTGTTTGATCTAGTGCACCAAACTTTGCATAACCAAGATCATCTATCTGTGCATCACCAGACAATAATAAATCATTAATGTCTTTTAATAATGCATCTCTACTCTTTTGATTAGTTCTATTAAATGCATTTCTTAAAGGTGGAAAAATTTTATCTATAGCTATATCTAATTCTCTAGATATATTTTTTGCTGCTACAGCATCAGAAGATCTTTGACCAATATTAACTCTTTCTACACCAAAAAATTCTGCAGTCTTACCACTTCTAGCCCTAAACCCTGATGCAATCTTATCTATAAATCTATCTATCTTATCATTTGAGTCTGTAATGTTTTTATTTCTGTTGGTTAATTTCTTAATAACTTTACCTGTTCCTGCAATAACACCTGTGAACAATGCACCCTCTGTACCAAACTTAACTCTGTTTAATAGATCTGTTAAAGGGTCATCAGACTCTCTGTCTACTTCTGTGGGTCCACCAATAAGATCTCCAAACGTACCTATCTGTTCTACATCGCCAACAAACGTTGCTTCACCTACACCACCCCCTAATGCACCACCAATGAATCTATTTGTTTTACCTCTTGTATTTAATCTTAAAACATCATCAGCTAGTTTTTTTACCTCTTTTGTAGGTTTAAAATATTTACCGGTCTTTGCAGCTTTCATAGCATCAACTGCAATCTTAGATCCTATTCTAAAACCAGCAGTGGCAGGTAGACCTATGTTAACTAATGCTTCTGTTATTTGACCAGCTACAGTTGCTTCTGCTTTCTCATCTAGTGTTGTAAGGTCATCAAAAAACTGTTCTACTTTTGCAGCTCTACCTTCATCAACACCTAGATCTAATAATGTTGCACCTAATGAAAAGAAACCTTTTGGTATTGCAAGAAGACCAGAACCCACACCTGCTAGTATAGATTCAATCGTACCTACTTTATTATTGTCGTTTGATTCGGCTAATATTAGTTCTCGTGCAGAAGCCATGAGTTACTCCTAACTTTTTGAAACTATTTTGTCTAGATCTATTTCAAATACTGAACCATCTTTAACTGTAAAAGCTTTTTCATTTACAATATAAGTACCATCATCTAATCCACCATAGTTTTCTTGTAGATAATCTATCTCATCTTTACCTTGATTATTTTTCTCCCATTTTTGATATTTGTCATCTGGGAAAGTAAAGTCTACCTTTGTCCCTAAACTAGTTAATATATTTTCTAATGTACCACTTGTTACTATGTTTTTACTTCCTGTTTTTGCACTTAAAAGAAGATCAGCAGCAGATGGACCTTTTAAATCTTTTTCTATTTTTGCGGTAGCTGCTTTTTTGTATGCAAGATCAACTGCAGCAGCTGGATCACTTCTCTTAATATCTTTTTCAATCTCACCTTTAAGAACTGCAGCATCGATTTGTTTTTTAAGATCAGAAGATTTATCTAAGTTAGCTGATATTGCCTGTATAATTCTGTTTTGTAAATTACCTGATCTAATAGAACCTTTGAGATCTGCACCTTCTTCAGATACAATTTTACTAGCATCAATCAATGAATCATAGACAGCATCTTTATTCATCTTATCTATACCCATTAGTTTGTAGTATTTTTGTTTTGTTTCGTTAATTCTATCTTCGTTTATCTGTTGTTTTTCAGCATCAGATTTTACAGTTGTACCTCCAGCTTCGCCTGGTTTAGTTGTACCAGTTATGTCACCAACGTTTGTAGTTTTACCATCACCACGTTTTAATCCAGTGCCATCACCTGTCGGTGCTTCTGCTTTTTTAGGACCGAATGGATCAAATCTTTCACCGGGCACTAAAAAGTTTGCAAAACCTTTAGCTCCTGCAAGTGCAAGTGGTCCTCCTATAGTAGCTGCACTAGTTGCTAAACTTGGTATCGATGCAGCTGTAATAGGGTATTCTCTTATAGCGGCACCTATTGCTTTAGGATCTTTTAAAATTTCAGAAATACTTCTTTTACCTATTTTAGGAATCATTCCTGCTTTTATTTGAGCATCTGTTAATATGTTTCCTTGAACAGGTATTTGTCCTTGTCTAAATCTTTGACCTCCTAAAAATATATCCTTAAGTCTACCTTTAAAACCTAGATTACCAGGAGCAAATGTTCTAGCTGCTTTAAATCCTCTGTAAACCATTGGAGCTGCTCTTGCAACAGACAGAAGCCCCGATCCAAGAGCAATTAATGGACCAAAGTGTTGTTCTCTTCCACTTGCATCTTTAAATTGTTGTGGGTGTTCACCGGCTAATAACATTCTACCACCATTTTTCTTTGGCTCTCTCATGCCGTCCATGATACCCTCTTTAATAGGGCCACCGTATTTAAACATTGGTCTATTTAATGGTCTCATGTAGCCTACCTAAATTTTCCGAATAGTCCGCCGATACCAAGAGCTGTGCTTAAAGCTGTAGAGAATGGACTAGGAGCTGCAGGTGCTTGGAATTGTGGTCCTCCCACACCTCCAGCAAGACTTGTGATTCCTGATCCAAATCTATCTAATCTTTGGAATGGTTCAAAAGCTGCTGCTTGTGCTGCTTGTTGATCGGCTGCTAATTGTGATTGAGTTAATCCTTGTCTGAATGCACCAAGCTGACCTAGATTAGCTATATCTCCAGCTAGATTTTGTCTTTGGAAATTAGATAATCCAAACTGTTGACCAGCTAATCCTGCTCTTTGAGCAGCCAGTGCTTGTTGTTGTTGAAATGCTCGACCTCTTCTTGCCGCTGCATCCGCAAAACCTTGTGCTCTTAATTGTGCTTCAAGTCCTGCTCTTCCTAACGCAGTATCAGCTAAAAACTGACCCTCTAATGCACCCTGTCTACCACCACCAAATGCACCTTGTGAATATGCTGCATCTGAGATTTGTTGTAAACCTGCTTGTCTTGATTCATCAAATTGTCTTAATGATTCATCAATAACCTGTTGTTGAAACGGTGATGTAAAATCTGCGATTGATCCAGCCCCGGTCCCTGCTCCACTGCCCATGAACTGTTGAAGTCCTCCAACATCCTGTCCAGCCTGTGTTATAGCTTGTTGAGCTGATTGTAAAAATGGTTGAAAAGAACCTATACCTTGTGTTGCTAGACCAATAGCTTGTGTCTGTAGTGGATCCTCACCAGCAACAAATTGACGACCTGTAAACTGACCTGTATCTATAGGTACAGCTGTCTGTGCCGTTAACTGTTTGGCAAAATCTTTTCCTGCTTCTTGTAAATAATCTGGTAATGCCATTATGCTATTCTACTCTCCAACATTTGTGCTT